GGGGTTTGAAAATTGAATTTTCAAAAACTATTTGCTGAACGTTTGCTCTACTTTCTTTCTCTCTTTTCTCTCTGATTGACTGATCGTAACATTCTTCTCGCATTTCTTTTGCAAGCGAATTTTCATTTTAAGTCACGTAACCAATCGTGCTACCTTTGTGGTGTAAAGGAGAACCACTATTGAAGATTGGGATAGCGCCTAATCATTTTTAATTGTTGTTGAATTTTGATTTATTGCCTTGAATATTAGCATCTTTAATTTTATATTGTTTTTATTATGGGCTTCGAGGAACTTTTTTCCTCTGATCTTGGGCATTCTGCCCAACTAAAAGCTACCCTATGCGGGGGGTTGGCAAGTTTTCTCCGGAAAACTATAACTACCGTACAGGCTGCCGGTCCTGAGATCCGGAAAATTGCTTACTCCGCTCTCTGGGGAGAGATTGACTCTGTTAAAGAGTTGACACCTCTCACAGAAAGAATGTTGGCTGATCAGCTAAAAGCTGATCTTTTGTGTACACGGGTGCGCACTCAAAAGTGCAATCCCGTAACCACCAGCAGGTTTTGTTCCTGTGGTGGAGTTCAAAAGGAGCCTTCTATGGCTCTCGTTGATGTGATAGTGGATGTGGACATTTGTCCACCTGGACGTAATTTGTGTCGTAATGGCACTCATTGCACCAGACATGGGGGTTTGGGCCAGTTTTCCGAAAGGAGAATAATCCCTATTGAGGAACCCGTGTGTCCACATTGTTCTGGGACTGGTATTCTCCCGCGGAGTGCTCCTTATGAGTACCTCCAAAAGAACTACGAGCTACAAACCAAAACCTTTGCTCGTCCTAGTAGTCCATTACATGAGTGGGTGCTAGAAGAAGGTTCTGCTTCCCGGTTTATACGCCGTTGTCAAGAATGGAAGTGGAAATCTCGTGATTGTTTGGGACTTGAGGATGAAAATCCTGTTGATGTCTCAACCTGGATGGCAGCTGCGCAAATTCTTTTTGACAATACTGATGCGCGCGTTTACTATCCAGGAACGAATTATATGGTGTTGAATGGTGGTTCCAAGGGTTATGATGACTGGTGTAGGCTTCCACCTTCAAAGGAGATGTGCGACCGTCTATTTGATTGGTGGCATCGTAAAAATACTCCTGGTTATACAACACCAGAGCGTACTCTTGTGGATTTTATTAAACCACGTATGGGGAAGTGTTATCTACCAATTGAAAAAGAGAAACACATTTTGCCCTATGAGTGGTCGGGTAGAGTTCCATGTGGGGATTTTACCGTTTTTGGACAATGTGTGGATGGCCTGATGAGTTCCATGGAAGAATTTTTGGATGTCTTTTATGACTGTGCTGCGCAGTTTGATGGGTATCTTGAGTTCTATCTTGATGCCTCTGAAAGGCCCTCCCATATCGAAGGGAAACTTGGTGGAGTCCAAGTGCTGTTTAAAACTCCTGCAGTCTGTTCACCTGCAAAACTCCTGCCTGAAATTGGGGAGAGTGATTTTGATGCTCTAGAGAGTGACGTACATGATTCACATATTCCTGCACTCTTTAGGGATAATGGATTGTCGGCATTGTATTCAAATCTGGTTCTCAATGCTGCTAAAGTCCAACCTGTTCTACGAGCACACCCAGATCGGGAGGAAATAGAAGACCAGAAAGACCACCTTGAAAATAAACAAGGTGGTGAAGTCTTTAGCACACCCTCTTTTATCAGAATGCTTAAAGCAAAAAAGAAGGAGGTTCGTGGTAAAGAATTCAAGAATGGTTCTGAGGGACGTCTGGTGCGTAGTGCTGACCTTGAGCTATCCAAGAATGATGTTTTTATTGCAAATACATTAATGGAGAGCTTAAGGGCAAAGAATATTGTGAGGACATTTATGGGTAATGATCCCAGATTGTCCAAGACATGTGTTGATCTCACAAACAAGGCTGAAATTGTTAAATATCCTAGTAGAGAATTGACATCAACGGCTGAGGGTGTGTTAACGGCGCAGGTTTTCACGGTGTTGAACCGGCCCCAATATCAAGAGTTAAATAAGCTTGCAGAGAGGGGTTGGAAGGAGGCAAAATCTGTTTGCCTAAATTTGCACATAAGGAGTTATCTTCCCGTGCACTCACCTGTTTATGCCTTTTGTGTAATTATGTGGGGGCACAGCTCTAATGCTGATCTCGCTAGTCTCTGTGGTGCCTATTGTTATCTTGGTGACCAGGAGGCATCTGTGCTTGAACTCCCGCTGCTGTGTAGTCATATTGGAAACTCCGTGGATGACTTCCAAGCCTATGAAAGGTCATTGGTTTTGTCAACCTGTTTTTATGGCTTGTCTGGCATAAAGGCAGGCCAGCAAATGTTTGGAATCACAGCTGTTGAATTCACAGAGTATCTCCCATCTTCTTTTGGGGGTATCACACATGAGCGTGATTCCTGGCATGCATTGCTGCGAAAACATCAAGGCAAGGAAAAATCTAGATTTATATCAGGATTTAATGTTGTTGATGTTCTTGAAGCTGGGAAGGAACGGGGTATGAAATTTCCTGATTTCAAACTAGAACCCGTGGATTTGACGCAGCCCATTGTGCGTAACTTTGGGGAAGAGAAACAACCTCTTCTAAATAAAAGTAGTAGTTTGAAGGTTGGCACTTTTGAGCGTTTCCGAGCTGGGAACATTTCAATAGGGCGCCAACTAGACAACCGTGTTGATGCGATTGAATATGAACTTGGTAGGGCATCAACCAGTCGTGTTGGAGATCTCCGTAGTGAGATAGATGGTGTTGAGCGTCGTCTCAATACCTTTAACCTTAAATCCCTTGGTGATTTTGCTTTTTCAGCTAGAATTAAGTATCCCAAGGCTGTTTCTGTTGGCACCGTGCTTAGTAAGATTGACTTATTTGCATCTATTACAGGAACAAATTCTCGAGTGTGTGCGGAGTGGTTGGAAATGGGATATATAGATAGAAATTTGCGTTTCATTTCGCACTTGAGTGCTGGGCCTTTCTTGGGAGCTGCAGTTTGGTTTGTGTTCGATGCTTTTGGACATATGCCGACTAATGTTTCTACAACAATAGAGCTTGAAAGTGTTCGACATTTATGTCCACATGTTCAAATTCTCAAGGACAGTACTACTGACACGTGGGTCCTGGACTTTCACCGCTCGTGTGGACAAAGCTTGAGTTTTTCTGGTACGGGATTTCTCAAGCCAACTCTGTGGGTTATTTCAGCATCTTCAGCCCAGCTTGAGTGTTCTGCGGATGTCACTTTTGTGCTTGAGGCATATGCAACAGGGGATAGGATGGTGAAAGGACTTGCGACTGATAGTGTTTTAACCTATCCTATTGGTCCAGAGTCACTATCGGATCTTGACATGGTTCTTTCACCAACACAATTGGCTCTTGGAACACATGCTGCAACTGCTTTGCCACTTACGCTTGCGGAAAAGTCTGTTACAACAAGTGGTATTGAAACCTATTCATATGCCATGGGAATACTATCACATTTCCTTGGTGTTGGGGGTACTGTGCGATTTTCTGTGCATAGCACTTCTAGTAAATTCGTTTCATGCAAGCTGAGAATTATCATATGGGGAACGACGCCTACCATTGCGCAAACTGGTCAAATGCCCCATTGTGATATAATTGAAGGAGGAAGTGGAGAGCTCAAAATACAATCTCCGTTTTATTCAACTGCTAATTTTGGCAGTGAAGGTGCCCAATTTTGGGTGATACCATTGAGTTCTCCAATGGCCCCAGCGAAAGTAGAATCCAAGTTTGAATTCTATATTCGAATTCATGGGATAGATAGCCAACCAGATTTGTGCAAACAAATAAATTATAAGCAAAGATTTGGCTGGTTTATGGTGAAACCTGAGGGAACGGATAGGGAATTTCAAATGTTTGTGCCCTCGAGAGTTAGTAACCTTGTGATAAAGGGAGTGGATTGTACAAATTTTGTGAATGCTTTTGCCATTATGTGTGCAACCACTGGAATGCATTGGGGAAAGTGTATCGTGCATTTTACTTGGGCCTGGAAACATGACATTGAGGCAAGTAAGATGAAGGGTAACTTATCCTTTGGAACTGGGATGGGAACAAAGGATGTGCATCATGGGGAAACGAGAATTTTTTCCATCTATGACAATTCTTATTCCATTCCTTTTGAATTTGGATCTTTTGCAGGGCCTGTTACTTCTGGGGGAAAACCTTTTGAGGCTGAAAATTGGATAAAGATACATACCACAAGTTGGAATTGGATCCATTCCATAATGGCTTCTATTGAGGTATTGCCTGGCTTTAAATTTTATGGGAGAAGTGCAGGACCCATGTTAAAGCCACCTGAGTCGAGTGACGAGGCAGTTGTTACTGAAAGTTCTCAAAAATCTTAGGCATTTCTTTAAGGAATATCCCGTCTTGATAATCTGACGTTAAAAGAATCTTTTGGTATTGGGATAACCAAAGTAAAATAACCCATTCCTCTTCCAGAGTGTTGCAATAACTCTGAGCGTTCGGTCCCGCTGCGAAATATAGGCCGTCTTGAAATTTTTGTTGCTTTCATGTTATTTATTTCTATTGTGTGTTTCAATTTCAGTTTTTTCTGTGGCGATAGTTGAGGTTTGTCCTTTTCCTTAACTTGCTTTGTTGGACACAAAAATATTTTCATTTTGTTTTGTTAATGTTTCAATCGAAAAGC